AACACCGCCGCCGCCCGCCGCCCACAGCGGCACCAAGGCCTAAGCCATGACCGTCGGCGTTGCCGACATTGCCGAGCGGGCATTGCGACGGCTTGGCGTCGCCGTGGTGCCCGTGGCCAACCGGCCGCCTCTGGCGGTGACCATACCAGTCGCCACCATCGCCACCAATGCGCTGCTGTGGCTCGCCGTGATCGCCTCGGACGAAACGCCGAGCGCCACCGATCAGGCGCTGGCGGTCGCCAAGGTGAACGCCGTGCACGACAGTCTGGTATCGCAGGCGTTCGTCTCGTGGACGTCGGGCGCCATCCCGCAGGCGATGAGCGAGGAATACACGCTCTTGACCGCGATGCATCTGGCCACGGCATTCGGCAAGGCGGCCGATCCGGCGCAGCTGCCGGTGTTCGAGGGTCGCGTGCGTAAATACCAGGTCGTAATGGATGCGCCGGCTGCGGCACAGAACGCGGTGATGGACGTGCACAACGATCTGTCGATGCGCGGCCTGGTGCGATGGTCCTCGTGGGATATACCAGACAGCGCCGCGGACGCTTATGAGATGCTTGCGGCCAATCAGATCGCGGCGTTGTTCGGCATGCAGGACGATGAAAAGGCCGGCCGCGCGTCGGAGATTCAACTAGCCCGGATGATCGCGCTGCCGACCAGCGGGGAGAGAACTCCCGCTGAGTATTTCTAGGCCGGGGATGCGTGTCCGTGCTATGGGAAGAGTGTTCCCCGCACGCGCGGGGATGGCCCGGTCAGGGCGGTAGTTACGTCGCCCGAGATGAGGTGTTCCCCGCACGCGCGGGGATGTGCTATTCCAGAACCGGCAGGCCGTTTCTGAGGCGACCTGCCGGCTCCGGCTGGGTTCAGAAGCGGACCTTGATACGAACCTCGATCCGCTTCTTTCCCCACCGGATCACAACGCGGATTTCCATCCTCGCGTTCTCCGGTGCAACCGCACCCTGTCCGGGCCTGACCTTCGAGGGGTTGCCCGGACTCGCGGGCAACGGTCGCACACCGTTTCTAACACAATCTCTACGCCGGAGCATGGCTAATGCCAGACGGACTGACCTTCGGCAGCGCGCCGGGCGCTGCCAGCCAGACCGACGACGGGTTGGACTTCGCCGATTACATCCAGCCGCCGTCTGTGCCGCCCGATCCGATCGGCGACGACTGGCGCGGGCCTCCAGGACCACCTGGGCCGGCTGGCGGCTCCTATGTGCTGCCGATTGCCAGCACGACCGTGCTCGGTGGCGTCAAGGTTGACGGCAGCACCATTGCGATCAGCGGTAGCGGTGTCATCTCTTCGGCAGCAGTGGGCGGTGTTTCGTCGTGGAATACGAGAACAGGCGCCGTTGTTCTCACCTCGGCGGACGTGACTGCGGCCCTGACTTTCACGCCCTACAATGCGACCAACCCCGCTGGGTATCAGACCGCAGCACAGGTCACGACCTCGCTTGCGCCCTATGCGCCGCTGAATGCGCCGGTGTTCACCGGGGACGCCCGAGCCGTCACCGCAGCACCCGGCGACAGCGACACCTCGATCGCCACCACCGCGTTCGTCGCTGCGGCTCTGTCGGGCGCCTCAGGCGGCGCCAACGTCGGCACGACGCCGCCCGCGTCACCTGCTGTCGGTGCCCTCTGGTGGGACAGCAACGGCGGTAACCTCTATGTCCGCTATAACGACGGCACATCCACCCAGTGGGTGCCGGCAACCGCGCAAGGGCCGACCACGTCATTGCCGATCTCGTTTCCGTTCGCGGGGAGACCGGCAGCCGGAGCCCTCGTCAACGTGCCGATGCCGATTGCAGTGACGGTGCCAGCCACCCTCGCCGGTGCGGTGACGTTCTCCACCACCAGGACCACCGCCTCGGCCGTCTTCGCCGTCAATCGGATCACCGTTGCAGGCGTTACCACACAGCTTGGCACTGTCACCGTCACCGCGACCTCTGCCACCAGCAACACGCTCGCTGGAACGGGCGGCACGCTCGCGGCAGGGGACACATTGCAGATCGTGGCGCCCGGCACGCAGGACGCTACGCTCGCCGATCTCGGCATCACCGTGCTGGCGGCGCGCGTCTGATGGCTAACACCACATGGAATTTGGCGGATAAGTCGACGGTGATCACACTAAGTGGCCTCAATCTGGTTGCCACAGCGAATACCGCGAGCGCCTCCGGCGGCGTGCGGACAATCGCAAGTCTGACGGGCGTCAAACTCTATTTCGAGATCACGCTAACCTCGCTCGGCGGTGGCGGCCTCTATTCTGGCATTGCATCGGCGACCGCCTCCGTTATCACCGCTCCAGGCGGCGCAGGCACAGTCACGGTCGCCTCGACCAGCGGGAACATCCTGGTTGGTGGCGCCGCCTCAGGCGTTTCTCTCGCAGCATTTTCGGCTGGGCAGATTGTGTGTGCGGCTGCCGATCTCATTGGAAACCTCGTCTGGTTCAGGAAGGGTGCTGCCGGCCTCTGGAACAATAACGCCGCCAACAACCCGGCAACCGGCGTCGGTGGTATTTCGATCTCGTCCATATTCGGGGCAACCCCGGCCTTTGGATATTCAGCGTTTCAGGTGGTGGCGAACGGCACGTCGCTTTCCGCCAACTTCGGTGATAGCGCCTTTACTGGCGTGGTGCCATCTGGGTTCCTTGCCGGCTTCCCGACTGTCGCGCCTCCAGTTACGACAGCGCAGGCGCGGGCGATGATACTCGCATGAGTCGGATCGCGCTCACCGGCGGCGCCTATCAGGCGCACAGCGTTGTCGCCAGCGCCCAGCGCAGCATTGGAGGCGCCTGAGTTGGCCCTGGACTTTCCTAATTCCCCCGCAGTGAACGACACCTGGCTCGCGCCCAACGGCGTGACCTATGTCTGGACCGGCACCATGTGGTCGGTGCAGAGCGGCGCCTCCGCTGTCACGAGCTTCAACACCCGCACCGGCGCGGTCACGCTCAGCAATACCGACGTGACGACGGTGCTGCCGCCGTCCTCGACCACGCCGCCGATGGATGGCACGGCGGCTGTCGGCACCGGCACAACGTGGGCGCGCGCGGATCACGTCCATCCGACCGACACGTCGCGCTACGCCGCGACCAACCCCTCCGGCTTCCAGACCGCGGCGAACGTCACGACAGCGCTCGCGGCCGGGCAGCCCGGCGCCTTCTCCACACTGTCGGCCAGCGGCGCGGTTTCGGGTGCCGGCTTCACCACGCTGCTGACGCCTTACGCATCGCTCGGCTCGCCCACCTTCACCGGGACACCAGCCGCTCCTACCGTAGCGCCCACCGCGGCGGCCGGAACGACACAGCTGGCAACGACGCAGTTTGTCCGCGCCGGCACCACCACCAACGACAACGCACTTGCCGGACAAGTCGGCGAAGTGATTACCGCTACGGCAACTGCCACCGCCATTCTCAATGGCGTTGTAACGCAAGTGGCCAGCATCGCCTTGACCGCCGGCGACTGGGATATATTCGGCCTGGTGACAGCACAGGGCGCGGGCGGCGCTGTGTTCCAGAACTGGACCGGCGGCCCATCCTCAAGCTCGTCTGCGTTCGCGTCGTATGACGTGCTCTGGAATAACTACACCACGGCTGCGAATGCGCTCGTAAGTTCGCCGTTTCCCGAGAGCCGGATCAGCCTCGCCGCGGGCGCGACGGTGTACCTGTTGGTTGCAGCCGGCTTCGCGTCAGGCACGGCGACCGGGTCCGGGCGCATAACCGCGCGGAGGCGACGTTGACCCAGCAAACCCTCGTCCTACCCTATCTGCGCACATCGCCGCTACATATCCCGCGCCGCGACGTGGTGCTCGGTGGCGCCGATTGCTTCGCCCTCGAGGTGTCGATCGTCGAGAGCGACAACCCATCTGCCATGGCGCTCGACCTGACCGGCGGTATCGGCGGCCCGGCGCTGACCATGCTGATCGCACCGGACAACTGGCTGCGCCCCTCGTGGGATTACGGTGCGCCGGTCATTTGGCCCGGCATCGTCATATGGTCCGGCCAGGGCGTTATCTCGCCCACCAAGGTCGGTACATTCGACATCCACTTTCCCACCGGGACTATGGGACAGTGGCCGCTCCGCTGCATCTGGACCATTCAACTCGACTGGAACAACAGCGGCGACAGCCAGATGCTGTCCTACGGCCGGCTGCACGTCATGCCGTCGGTGGCCCGCGTGGCGGCGCAGAGCTTCCTGCTGACCGATCCATTGCCGGTGGTTTTGACTGACGACGGCACACCAGTTTTGACCGATGGAATGAGCGCATGAGCACAACAGGGACAATCCCCGGCACTCGCATTATCGACATGCCGAACCTCGGCGCGGTCAACAGCAGCTCGTCGTTTGTCGGCGAGCGTGCTGGCTCCGGCCGGTTCGACGCCACGGCGCTCGCGACCTATGTGGGGGGCACGCTCACCTATACCGCTCCCGGCACTGGCGCGGTCACCCGCAGCATCAACTCCAAGCTGGCCGATGTGCTGTCGGTCAAGGACTACGGTGCCATCGGTGACGGCGTGGCGGACGACACGGCGGCCATTCAACGCGCTATCGATGCGGGTGCGGCCATCGGCGGCGCGCAGGTGATGTTTCCGATCGGCAATTACCGCATCACCGCGACACTCAACATCGGCAACGGCACCGCCTCGGCAGTCTCGACCAAGGCCGGCGTGGTGCTAATCGGCGATGGTGCGCCGGCCATCACCGGGTTCTTCGCCGGATACTCGCTCAATCCCTCGGTGCGGCTGACTTGGGCAGGCAGTGCCGCGCCTATGATTAACGTCAACGGCCCCATTCAGGGCTGGGGCGTGCAGAACATCGCGCTGATGGGCGCATCCGTCGCGACGATCGGCATCAACGTCGTGTCAGGGCAGTTCGGCGACTGTCAGAATGTGCTGATAACCAACTGCATGGTGGAGGGCATCGGATCAACGACCGTTGCACCATTCGGTGCTGTCACCAATACCGACAGCCTGCACAATGCCTGGCGCAATATCGCCATCTCGATGCCGGTCTCGGTTGCCGTTAAGGGCATCGTGCTGACCGGTGTAGGGCCGGCCATATCTTCCGACACCGATGTTAATTTATTCGAGAATATCTTTATTGGCCTGCCGGCAAGCGGCACAGGATACGGCATCTATCTGCAGAACGCCGACACCAACCAGTTCATGGGCATCCACCTTGCCGGAGGCTCGGCGTCCTGCACCGGCATTATGTTCGACTATACCGGGTCGACCGGTTCCATCTGGCCCTCCGGTAATTCGTTCTTTGGGCTTGAAACCAACGGCTCGGTGCTAGGCGCCAACCAGTTCGTCAACAACGGCACACCGAGCATCAACGCCAGGCCGAACTACATCCGCGGCATGGATATGGATAACAGTTCGACCAATCCGACGATTGCCAATCTGCTGCCTGACTTGCCTGTGGTGGTGACGCCGAACGTCTATATGCGCGGCCTTACAGCATCGATCGTCGGCGCCCCCCTGATCACGCCATATGCCGATGGTATCTACCGGGTGAGCCTCTATCTGGGCATCCAGACCACCGGCAACGCCGTGACCGTAACGGCATCGATCGGCTGGAACGATGGCGCGTCGCGGACCTACTCAACGGCAGCGGTCAACATGAGCACCGGGGCAAACAACCCGCAGTATATCACCCTGACAGTGATCAACTTGGCCAATCTCGGACTCACCTATAGCACCAGCGTGTCGGGGGCGATCGGCGCTGGGCTTTACCAGTTGGCCATCGTCGCGGAGCGTATCAGTTGAGCGCATCGCTACAGCAGGCCGCACCGGCACCGCAGGGCATGCGGCGCATTCCGTTCACCACGGAAAGCTACCAGCACCCCTCGTTGCCGGTATCGGCCAAGCAACTCCTGAACCTCTACGTCGAGCAGGCGCCGGATGACGCGCGCAGCCAGGCCGTGCTGATGTCGACGCCTGGCACGGTGCCGTATCTGACGCTCGGGGCCGGGCCGATCCAGGCAGAGAACTCCGACCTGCCGGGGCGCTGGTATTTCGTCAGCGGCACGCATTTTTTCCGGGTCTCTTTCCTACCGACCGGGCGGGTCATCGACGACCTGGGGGATGTCGGCGCACCGGTCGCCGGCGAAATCCCTGACTATGACCTGTTCTATAGCATCGCGGTGAGTCCGACCGCCGTCGTGGTATGCGTGCCGCCGAACGCATTCACCACCAGCCACACGCCAGGCGACATCGTCAACCAGATCGGCGGCACCTTTCCAGGCGCCTCCAACGTCACGCAAAACGACCTCTATTTCGTCTTTACGTCGTATTCCTCCAACCCGAACTTCTTCATCTCGCGGATCAACGACCCGACAGACTTCGATGCGCTCGACTTCGCCAACAGCGACGCGGTGCCGAACAATCTGCGCACCGTGGTCGGGCATCGCGGCGACCTGTGGCTCATGGGCAACGCCGGGGTCGAGGTCTGGTATGACAGTGGCGACCTGGACTTCCCCTATCGGCGGCGGCCGGGCGGCGTTATCCCGCATGGCGTAGCAACCGCGCCATCGGTTGCGACCGGCGATGGCTCGGTGTTCTGGGTCGGTGCCGATGACATCATCTATCGGTCTGACGGCTATCACGCCAAGCGGATCAGCACGCACGCCATCGAGGTGGCGGTCACTCGCGCAACAGGAGCAAGGCCCGGCGCATTCAACCTCGTCACCGCCTTCACCTACATTCGCGACGGTCATACGTTCTACTGCCTCAACCTGCCCGACACATCGCTGATTTACGATTGTGCCACCGACAAATGGCACGAGCGGGCCAGCGCGGCAGACGGCAGCGGGCACTGGCGGCCCCGCGGCATCGTCCACGTTCTCGATGAGGTGTTCTTTACCGACAGCCAGAGCAACCAGATTGCGCAGTTGTATCCCGATGCCCCGACTGAGT